TTTTGCTACAAACAAAACGAAACACGCCAGCAACCGCCATCGCCGCAGACGAACCATCGTGCGAGTTTACAAATACAATGCGCGGCGTTGCGCCATCGATTACTTGCGCCTCTTTATGACGAAACTCAATGCTGTGCTTTGCGTACAATGCCTCACGTTTCTTGGGCGCTGCTGACTTCGCGCCGCTGACATAGAATCCCTCTTTTTCCATCAAGCTGATTACTTCGCGGGTGTCAACATGAACATAACGCTCCGACATCGTGGGCGCGGCTTTGTCAGTAAATACAGAAACAGGTAAGTGTGCCATTTTTAAATTCTCCGAAGTTGGGAAAGGAATTATGCCGGATTAAAATGCAAAGCAAAGAGAATCAATCCAGCAAACAAGCCAAGAATAATTGCCCATGCTGCCAGTTCCCAAAATGTCGGCGGCGTTTCATCGTCATCATACATAACAGTTTCCTTTCTAAGTTAAGCCGGGGTGCCCGGTTCAAAAAGTATGCCTGAGTTTTTCGAAAACGCAAAATGTTTCTGTTTCGAAAATGCTTTTGTCAGGAAAACCGCACTATTTTGAACCATCCTAAGAATCCTGAAAACCCTCAGAATCGGAAAACTTGAAAACTCAGAAAGGAAATTTCGATGGACGATGCTGATCTGTTTTTAGCCGCGCTTGGTAAAGATTTGCCACGTGAAGAAAGATTGATATTGTGCGGATTTTTCGGTGATCCGAATAAGGTTGGCCCATCTGCTTGGCGTCCACGCCCTTGGTATCTTGAGCGTGATGTTGATATGCCTAAATCTTGGAATGCGTATGTTACAGTTGCTTCGTTTAGTCGTGCTGGTGATAATTCTTTTCGGCGGCGCACTGAGACTTTCTCTGCTGGACGCGCTCTCATGGTCGATGATGTTGGGACAAAAGTAAATCGCGAAGCTGTTGCTGCGTTGCCGCCTTCCATTCGCGTTGAGACATCACCCGGTAACGAGCAATGGTGGTATTTGCTCTCTGAGCCTGAGCGTGATGCGGCGCGGTTTGATGGAGTTATTCGCGCTTTTATCTCTGGTAAATTATTGGGCGCTGACCCTGGAATGTCGGGCGTTACACGCGTTGGCCGCATACCAACTTTCCAAAATGCGAAGCCAGCTTATGGCGGATGGACGGTGCGCTTACTTGAGCTGTCTGATCGACGTTACACGATTGACGAGTTGCTTTCTGGGTTTGGTTTACAGATTAATGGGCGGCGAATGAATCGTGAGCGCCTTCCGACTGAGGACGCTATCGAGCGCAATCGCGCCTTTATGGCAGCCTATAAATTTCTTCAGCAGCGAAGAATGTTAAAACGTCACGAGCCAGACCCATCCGGCTGGACTGAGGTTAGCTGTCCTTGGGTTGACGAGCATACCGCTGGCGCTGATACCGGGGCGGCGATTCGTGAGCCAGCCGCTGAGAACGATTATTATGGGGCGTTTCGCTGCCATCACGGCCATTGCGCTGATCGTGGATGGGGCGAATTAACAGAGTGGATTAACGATTTAGCAGTTGATGAGCTTGAAAGGGCGGCAAAGTGAAAACCGAGAAAGATAGTGTTATTGTGAACGCAGACCGATTTTGTACAAATTGTCAGCTGCGCCGCAAAGTACAGGGCGGTTTGTGGGTTGTTAGCAAGGATGGTAAAACAAGACGCTGGAAATGCGAGACGTGTTCCGGCAAACTTCGTGAAAGGGGGGTTATCAAATGAAACAGAATTGGAACATGATCGAGATGGATGTTATTCGCTGGTCTGAGGCGCGCGGAATTATCGCCAACAGCGATTCCAAAACGCAACTGCTTAAAGCGTTTTCAGAGATGGGCGAATTAGCAGACGCCATTAACAAAAAGCGCCGCGAAGAAATTATCGATGCGTTGGGCGATGTTCTTGTATGCCTTATCAACGTTGCTGCTATCGAAGATTTGGACTTGACGGTTTGTTTACAAGCTGCCTACAACGAAATCAAGGACAGGAAAGGTTATCTGACCAAGGATGGCGTTTTTATTAAAGAGGGCGATGTATGAAAGCAAAAGCGCAGCGCCTTGTAAATTATCTTCGTGAAAACCCAAGAAACGAAAATGATCTTGAGGCTGCCGCAATTATCGAAAAAATGACAAAGGTTTATTTGGCGGCTCACGACATGGTTTACGCAAAAACGCATCAAGCCAGTCAAGCCGCCTATTCAGAAATGCACGATATCTTTAAGGGGAAGCCACATGAATGACTTTAAACCGCAGTTTGTTATTTTTCTTGGCTTTCTGTTTTTCCTGATCGTGATTAGTGCGCTTGTTTATGGAATCGTTTGCATCTTTACAAGTGAATACGCAAAAGCAACGTCGATCTTCACTCTGCTAATCTTGTTCAAGGTTATGCAACTGAAAGCATAACATGACCCAAACGAGGCTCATAAAAGTTTGCGTTTGGTCAGAGGAAGATACAGAGTGGAAAGCGTGGGCAACGACATGCGGCAATGTTTTCCTGTTTAGCGAAGGCAGACCGAAAGAAAATGACTTTCATTATTGCTGTTATTGTGGCTTGCCATTAATCGAAGGAACACCAGAGAACAAAGATGAGTACAATTGAAGAAAGAACAGCCGCGAGGGAAGCGGCGTTGGCTGCTCAACTGGACGATGCGCGGCGATTAGCGAGACCAGAGGATTATGTTTTCGACAAAGCGCAAGAAGCGTTTTGGGACTTGAGAGATGGGACGTTACATTCTGAGAAGGCGGTTGACGCTTCGATTCCCCTCGAATATTGGCGCGTTGTTGTTGACGAAAACGATGCCCCTGACGATCAGCCGCGCCGGGGCAGACCCAGACAACGCCGTGAAAGACTTGTCCCACCAAGCCGCGACATTTTGCGCGTCGAAAATGATCAATTTGTAGAAAATTCTACATGGTGGCCGGGGCGAGAAAAGATTATCAAAGATTGGTTTATTGATCGTGATGGCTTTTATCCGGCGGCTGGGCGGCGAATCTACAATCAATACAAAGCGCCGCCGATTCTAAATGGTGACCCTGAGCAAGCTGGCCCATGGATTGAACATATTAAAAAGCTTTGGCCTCATAAATCAGAGCACGAATATTTCTTCGATTATTGTGCCCATATGGTACAGCATCCTGAAGAAAAATGTAATGCTGCCATCGTTTTATCGGGCACTCAGGGAATTGGTAAAGATGCCGCGCTTTGGCCGATTAAGGCGGCGGTTGGCTCTTGGAATTGTAAGGGCGTTGACCCTGACGAATTGTTCTCTCCCTACAAACCCTGGCTACAGACTTTGATGTTGACGATTGACGAGGTGCGCCCGTCGAAAGATGAATTCCACGCTTCGTCGATGTACAATATTTTGAAGCCGATGATTGTTGCGCCGCCGGATACCCTTCCGCTGAACGACAAATATCAGAAATTGCGTTATGTGATCAATGTTCTGCGAGTCTTTATCACGACCAACGATTGGATGGCGATGTACATACCGCCGGAAGATCGACGCATGTTCATTATGCATTCTTCTCTGCCGCAACGATGGCATGAGAAAGAGGATGACCCTAAATACTTTGAGCGATTGTTCGGGTGGTTTGAGAAGGGCGGCGGCGCTCACGTAGCAGCTTGGCTCAGGAATCGAGATTTAAGCGCCTTTAATCCGAAAGGACAGGTGGAGAAAACTGCCGGATGGGAGGCTGTCGCTAATACCTGGAATGAGCCGGAAGATGCTGTGTCTCAGGCGCTCGATATCCTTGGGCGTCCACTCGTGGTCTTTGGTGCGGAATTGTTACATGTACAGTTTGATGGCCGCGAAGAAATAGCCGGGATGCTTAAATCGCCGCGCAAGATTGGCCATCGTATGCAACGAGCAGGGTATGTCGCGGTCAGTTCGCCGAGTAATGACCGATGGGTTTTCCAAAATGAAAGCAAAGTATTTCGCTCCAAATTAGCTTTTATTAAACAGGAATTCATCGGCGCCAAAGAGCAGGTTGAGACAGTCAAAGCAATTAAGGCTCATGGATCGACGGTCTGCGCTCGTTTAGCCGCAGAGTAATTTAATTTTCGCCGCAGATTGGCCAGCCTGAGATTGCAATCTGAGGTATTAAAACCTGAGATGGAAAAAATCTTGGGGTGGTGATAAGCCGCTGAATTTAAAAAGAAATTCTGTGAAACTAACCTGAGTATCCTGAGTTAAATGCATTGTCAGGTTTAAATTAATTAAATTA